TGATAAACTTTTGCACAGCCTTCCCAAACACTTTTAAAAAACGCTTACCAGCTATTTGATTAAGATTAATTAAGTATCTCGTAAAACTTTAAAAGTTGACTTCGATTGCTGTTGGTAGAAATTATTTGTATTACTGCTGCAACCCCCTTTTTTGTTTCCCTTCCACTTTGTGGAAATTTAGTTTTTCAACCGTTGAGTCTTGCTTCTTGGTACTGACCTGGGCATTTCTCCGGTGGAATTTATGTCACCTTTGTTAGCTGTGCTTATCCTTAACCTTTTGGTTTGGTCTGAATTTTTTGTTTTTAATACGTGTTATACTTCTGTTATTTTTGGTACTTATTTGTTTTGGAATAGGATTGGTATTCCATTGACTTCACTTTTAGTTGGATATTTGTATTCTCTTTGTGCTTCAAATCAATCAGTTGAGACTACTCCTGATCGTTCTGAGATTGACGTGTTTTATCGTGACAGTGAGCGACTTACTCTCCCTGCTTTTCAATTTGACGGTGTCTTTTTAGCTGAAGCTGCTTAATTTGTTTTATTTCTTATCATATTTCTTTTAAATTAAAATAAATTAAAAATGTTTAAAAATATGTTGGGTGATGTTAATTTGAAGGCCGATCGTTCTTTACACGATTGTGTCGATAAATTAGTTGGGGGTATTGGCTTAATTTCTAATTGTTTTTCAGGTGGTTTGCCAGCCACCGACTTAATTCAAGAAATTTATAAAAAAAGTGATAATTTTGTTTCTTCTATTGATAATGCCACTTCTGTTTTTTCTGGTGCTTCCATGTTTCAGAACTTGGACACTTCTTTAATTCCTGCAATTTCTTTAGTTTGTTTTTCTTATGGTTGTTATAATTATATTAAAAAAAAAGAATCGAAATATTTAGTTATTATTATTGTTAGTTTAATTTTTATTTACAAATTTTTTCCTCCCGCGTATACTGAATGGTTGAAACGTCAATCTAAGATCTTCTCGCTGGTCCCAATTGCTGACTTTGGACCAGATGCTTTTGAAGTTCAAGGTTTTATGGACGATTTTGATTTGGACATGAAATCCGTGGGTGGTATCATAGCTGCTAGTATGCTAGCTTTGAGCACAATTGGAAAGCCGTTGCGTAATGCGACTTCTATTTTCAATGCTCTTAGTTCGTGTAAAGATATTCCTAGAATCACTGCGGGAATTACTGCCACCTTCGAACATATTGTTCATTGGTTTGAGGCCATAGTTAATTATATTAGGCTCAAGTTCATGGGATTGAAAGCGATACATTTTTTGAGTGACTTTGATCCTAAAGTCAAGTTGTGGATATCCAAAGTGGATGACATTTGTCTTGAGGCCCACAAGCGACAATTGGTTACTAATACGACCAATTCTGATCGGATTTATACCTTGATTTGTCAGGGTTTGGAGATGATTAGTTCAATTAGGTCTTGGGATAAAGCCAAGAAACTTAGGGAATCTATAGCTACATATATGTCTGCGCTGCGAGTTTTAGAAAAACAATTCGACCAATTCAATGTTGGTGTGGATGGCGTCCGAATGGAGCCATTAATAGTTTGTTTGAGAGGAGCAAGCGGAGTGGGTAAGTCTGCTATGACTCACCCGTTGTTGTTGAAGTTGTTGTCACGTGTTTTGGATGTGGAAGACCTTGGGAATTTTAAGGTTAACCACAGTGATTTTATTTATCCAAGACAGCACGAACATCAATACTGGGATGGTTACCATGGCCAGTTTGTGACAGTCTTCGATGATTTCGGTCAGGTCCGGGACACCCAGGGAGTTAGCGATAACGAATATATGGACATGATTCGTTGTGGTAATCTGTTTATGAACAGGTTACATATGGCACATCTTGAAGCAAAAGGAGTAACTACTTTTAGAAGTAAGATCATTCTCTGTTCAACCAATATGCAGAGGTTTACTCCCGTTTCGATTGTTGAACCTGAGGCGTTAGAGCGCCGGTTTGATATTGTGGCGGATGTGTGTCCCAAGCAAGAGTATTGTTTGGAAGAATCTTTAGTGTCTGGAGAAATTTGGGCGCGTCGCTTAGATCCTGAAAAGGTTGGTCAACATATCGACCTTAATGTTTGTGAGTTTCATTTGTTCAGTTTTCACACGAAGCAATATTACGGTAAGACAGATTTTGAAGGTTTTATCGACAAGTGTGTGGGTAAGTTCAAATATAAATTTGAGAAAGCTCGAGTGTTTTCGCAAGACTTGCAACAAATCAAAGAGCTTGCTATTTCTCAAAGAGCCGATGCAATTGTTCAAATGAACATGTATGGAGATGAGATTAAAGAATGGGCCACTGGTGCAAATCGTGATGGTGTTGTTGATAAAGATTTTGAAAAGTTCCAAGATTGGCAAGCGCAAGATTTGGAAGATCCGCGATCTGTTGCGGAGCCAAGTGATCCTAGTACTGTTACTCTTGCTGAGCTTTTTTCAGCAAATAGTATAGAACCTCAAGATAGTGAGACTTACATGAAAGTCTGTAAGGCTCTTGGAGAAGATAGAGATCGTTCAAATTTTGCGCTGTTTTCACTCGTTACGTTATTTGAAACTGAAGGTTATAATTTTACTAAAGATACTTTCAGAAGGTTCGTTTTTCATTATGAACGAGCCTTGGGACCATCAACCGTAGACTTTAATACGTGTTTTCGTGCAATAAATCTCTTAATCACTCACTATGGTTTAGAATTTTTGGGTGATGCTGATCATTGTTCCATAGTCACCATAGATAGTTCATTGTATCATCGTCTTAAGACGACTAGTAGAAGGATCTTCGAGTTTTTGAAGAGTTATGTACCCACGATGGAAACTATGAAGAAAGTTTTAGCTGGACTAGCTGTTCTTCTTTCCATGTTTGGTTTGGTTAAGATAGGAATTCGGATTTTAGAAGGAATTTCTCCTGGTATCTTTGGAAAGAAGGTAGATGAGACCAAAGCTATTGACTCTAATCAAGAATATACCTTTGATGAGCTTTATGATGCTAAGTTTGAAGGAGCTTTGAAAGATTTTAGAGACAAGCAAGAGAAAAATGGAGATTTTGAGAAATTATTATTGAGTAACTCAAACACTGTCGGCTTGAATTTGGCAGAAGAGAGATATCTTCTCGACAGACCAGTTGAGAAATTTGTTAGTCGTCTCAAGAATAATCAGAGACATAGATTAGATGATCGTACTGTTGGGGCCGTTTATGCTGTGCCCACTGCGTACAAGCATCAAGTTCTGTTTTTTGATGCTTCACACATGAAAGATAATTTTGAGTATGAAAATATTGGAGAATCTAATGGTCGCGCTACTTATGTTGGTCCTTTGGAAGATGCACCTTTGTATGGTCTAGAATCTACCATTGAAGGAGACTCTGGCGGTAAAGGTAAAGGTAAGAAGAACAACCAGAAAAATAAAGCTGAGCGTCTGAAAGGACTGTCTGCTGATAGTTGGGTTGTCGAAGGCGGTGTTGATAGTGCTTGTGATTCAATTTTCAACAAAATTTTTATACGCAGTTTGTACGATTTAGTACTTCCCGATATGGAGAAAAGGTGTGGATTAGTTCTATTTGTGCGAGGGCATGTTGCTTTAATGCCTAAACACTTTGTGAACATGATTCGTGATAAGTTGGATGATGGAGTTTATACCCCTGAAACGAAATTTACTTTGCGGAAGATGGGATCTTTACAGTTATTTGAAGTTCCAATATTTAGTTTTGTTAGGAATTGCAAACAGACTACTTGTTTGCAAGGTCTAGATTTATGTTTGGTTAAGTTTCCTGCAACTTTACCAATCCATCCTGATATTATAAAATTCTTCCAATCTGGTTCTAATTTCCAATCGGGTAGAACTTATGATTGCCGTCTTTTGATACCCAAAAATAATATACCCATAGCGTGGAATCTTAAATCTGTCGCCATGTGCGATAAGAGAGTTGGTTCTAGTGCTGGTGTTCATGTCTTGAACCAGTATCTGCAATACAAGGCAGCCACTACGGTTGGTGATTGTGGAGGAGTTTTGTTGGAAGTCAATTCAGTAACTAGATCCAAGAAAATAATGGGAATTCATACTGCGGGTAACCCTAATGGGTTTGGTATATCTTCGCACTTAGGTGAGGAAGATTTGCGTGCTTGTTTTGATTCCTTTTTCCCTTCAGAAATAGTGCTGGAAGAACATCCACAGGATGTTGTTCAGATGCTTGAACCTTTTAATGGACGCTTTACGAAAGTTGGTAATATAGATAGACCAATTTTTAGACCGTATGGATCCAAGATAATTAAAAGTCCCTTATATGGAATATGGATGCAAGCGAAAACAGCTCCTGCTCTATTAATTGGTAGTGAGAAGCGTGGTTTGCCTGATCCCATGATCGCGGCTGTGGATAAGTATTGTTTAAATACCCTTTTCCTGGATAATAATCTTCTGGTAGATTGTGGCGCACATTTGTTGTCAACTATAGTAAATTCATGTTTGGACTATGTTCATTCAAAACCAAGATTGTACTCTTTTGAGGAGTCAATTCTTGGAATACCCGGTGTTGATTTTTGTGATGCGATTCCTCGCAACACAAGTGCTGGATACCCTTATGTACATGATGCTCGATTCAAGGATTCTGGTAAATATAGTTTCTTTGGTCGAGCTGAAGAGTACAGTTTGAGTGGAGATTTATGTGGAGAGTTAAAACAACGAGTTATGAATCTTATAGAATCTTCTGGTGAAGGTAAGAGGGTTAGTTGTATCTTCATGGATTTCCTTAAAGATGAGAGACGTTCACTTGAGAAAGTGTCTGCTGGTAAGACGCGTTTAATTTCTTGTTGCCCTCTCGATCTTACTATTGCAACTCGCATGTATTTTCTTGATTTTTCTGTATATTGTATGAATAATAGAATAGCAAATGGTATGGCTAGTGGAATTAATGTATATTCGTCTGAATGGCATGCTCTTTACACTCGTTTATTGAGTGTTGGTCCACATATAATCGCTGGCGATTTTAAGGGCTATGATGGATGTGGCAATGTTTTGATTTTTAGCCAACTTTGCGACGTCGTCAATCGCTGGTACGATGACGGCCCAGTTAATTGTAAAATAAGAGAGACTCTGATTTCGTATTTGTATAATTCTGTGCATGTTAATGGAACTGTTGTTTATGAGTGGCCTGGTTCTATGCCTAGTGGTCATCCCCTCACGACTCTCTTTAATAGCATGGCAAATTTAATGCTCATAAGAATGTGTTGGGTTACGGTGTTTAAGGATTCTTGTGCACTTAGTTCCTTTAATGATTTTGTTTTTGCTCAAGTTTTGGGTGACGATAATTTGATTTCTGTTTCGCCCCATATAGCTGATAGGTTTAATCATTTTTCAATTTCTGATGGTATGATGCTTTTTGGATTTAAATATACATCTGATACTAAAGATGTGGTTGATTTACCATATAAGGGAATCCAAGAAGTTACTTTTTTAAAACGGAAGTTTAGATATGAGAGGCTTGCTGATAGATTTATAGCGCCTCTGGATTTAGATGTAATTTTAGAGATACCCTTTTGGACGAAGAAGGGTTCCCTTTCAGAGAAGATAGTGCTGGACAATTTTGATAACATGTTACTTGAACTCGCAATGCATGATCAGGTTGAGTTCGAGAGAGTCAAGGAGATGGGAAAACATGTTCGAGAGATTTTGAATTATATACCCTTTTCTTTGGAACGTAGACCTTGGTTACATAAGGCTCTTAATTCCATTGAAATTTGGTGAGTTTATATTCCACCTGGGCATGTGGTTAAATTGCTCGCAAGTGATGTGATCTTGTCGCGTTATACAAATCTCGAGTTTAAAGCGTGTCACTGCTATCACTTGTTAGGTGGGCTATTTAGCCTTATTGGATTAGGTTACCTAGGGAGCAGTCCTCCTCAAAACCAAACCGCTCGAGTACGAAACTTGGACTTAGGTTTATCCTTGTTTTTAAATTTAGACCTGCTACAACTAATACTTCTTCTGTCACTAGAACCCTCCATGACAATAAACAGGGCGATCAACCATCGGACATAGCTACGATTACTGATGATCATAGTGTAGTTCTTGCTAAGCGAATGCAGGCTTTGGACTTACCTACGTCTTTATCGAAAACTGTGTCCTCAGGATACCAAGCGGTTCTTTCTAAATTTTTGGAAAGACCGGTGCCACTTAGAAATGGTGTTTGGACCACTACTTCGGCATATCAACTTAATGCTATTGATCTACCTAAGGAAATGTGGGCAGATTTGTTATTTCAACAAAAGGCGAGTGGATTTTATGCCTTTCGTGCTACTATCGTGTTGAGATTACAGGTCAATGCTACGCGTTTTCAACAGGGCAGATTAATTATGTCGTTTATACCTCAGGGTCAAATAACAGGTACATTACCCTATGCTCGATTGAAGTACCTTAGACAGCTTACTCAGTTACCTAACGTCCAGCTGGACGCTTGTTGTGATACTGAGGCTATTTTGGAAATACCCTACGTGTCTCCGATGGCTTATTATAAGCTGTTGGATGGACAAGGTAATATTGGAGCTGCCTTTTTGCACGTATATTCTCCGTTGGTTACGGCTAGTACTGATTTATCAGTACAATATACCATTTGGGCGTCCTTTAAGGATATCCAATTACATACCCCCACCCTTGATAACACGTTTTGGACTCAAGGACCTAGATACAAGAAAAAGAGCAATGCTCGTACTCGTAAGAGTACAACTGTTGACGATGTGACCGATCAAGAGACTCAAGCTTTGACTATTGGAAGCGTGAGTTCTGTTCTTACTAGTGTTTCTTCAGTTGCTGCAGATTTTGCTAAAGTTCCTTTTCTTTCGTCTATAGCTGGTACAACTTCTTGGGTTGCTGGTGCTCTTGCTGGGATTGCTAGCCATTTTGGTTGGAGCAATCCTATTAATATTCAGCCGCCTACGCGTGTTCAACCCATGGCTTCGCCATTTGTCAATAATTGTGATGTCGCAGACATGTCCCTTCCTATGTCCTTACGTGCTGACAACAAGGTGGAAGTTTTACCCGGTTTTGGTGGAGTGGATCTAGATGAGATGAATATCCGACATATAGTTGGAATTCCCTCTTTCGACTCTTCTTTGACTTGGACAACTAGTAATACAGTTGGAACAGTCATTAAAGATTTTAGTTTGGGTCCACAAAATTTTCACCAAACAGACACTGAAGTTCTTGCCCTTAGTACTGTTACTTTCGATGTTCTTTCCCCTATGTGTCTCATGAGCAAGATGTTCCAATTTTGGAAAGGTTCAATTCGAATAACTTTTAAATTCGTTAAGACAGAATTCCATTCTGGGAGGCTGTTGATGGCTTATTTTCCTTGTTTTGCTGGATTGAATCCTACCATTGATGAGGTTTCTTTTTGTTATCGTGAGATTATTGATATCCGCATGGGCAACGAATTTACAATTATTATGCCTTTTGTTTCTGTCACGCCTTTCTTGGCTATTAATGAAAATTATGGTCAACTGAGAGTCTTTGTTCTTAATGAACTCAAGGCGCCTGATCAAGTCTCTCAGACGATTCAAATATTGGCAGAAGTTTCAATGGCAGAAGATGCAGAATTTGCGGTTCCGCGTGGTTATCCAGTTTCTAATTATATACCCTCGACTTTATTGTCTAATTTTACTGTGCAGATGGATGCGGGCGCAGCTGGTTCCCCTGATGATGTATGTACAATATCTGTACCCCATGGTGGAGTTGGTCCCTCCAGTATAGATGATATTGGCATAGCTGGTGCTCAGTATGCCATTGGTGAACAGATCACGTCAATCTTACAGTTGTTGAAGCGTTCCACATACCCTAGATTTTCTAATATTCCCTTCCTTACGAGTAATTGGTCAGTCCGTCCCTTTAGTATTGGGGGAGCTTCTGCTGTTGGTGGAGCTCTTACCTTGGTTTCTTCAGATTTTTACGGTGACTACTTTTCAATTTTGGCCACTTTGTTTGCGTATAATCGTGGAGGTGTTAGATTTCATCTGACATCCAATGATAGCACTTCAAAATTTCGGTCAATTATATACTCTAGTAGTAGTACGGCTGCAGTTCTTAATCCTGATTCTTCTGGTGCTTTTTCTAGCCCTTATAATGGATCTTTGATATCCGTTTCGTTGGCTGGTAACAATGATATTCTTGTGCAAATGCCCTCATATAATCGTACACATTCCAGATTAAATAGGTTGTCTTATGTCAATGCAGTTGGCACCGGTTCTGAGCCTGTTGATGCTTATTCTAGTGAGCAAAGACTGGCTTTCCTTGATTGTACAAGTTCAAACATAAAGATGCTTGGTAGACAAGTTGCTGATGATTTTGCTTTCGGGTTTTATCTTAGCACCTTGCCTTATTTCATCTCTAATGTTTGATACCTTTTGACTTTAGCGTTTAAGTCTTTAATCTTAACGCTCATATCCTAAATAGTGTTGTTGTTTTTCACAGTTTAGTCATGGCATTATCCGCTTGTTTTAATAGCGGCTAAAAACAACATTCTCTTTAACTTTTATGAGTTTTGTTACTGAGTCTTAACTATTTTCACACCCGAAGGTTTCTCATTACGCCTTCCAACATTTATCTTCGTATTACGTGTTGATAGGGGCAAGTTTGTTTCTCGGGTGTGATCACCCGTATAGCTACCCCCCGATTCAATCCTGCTAGTTTTATTTGTGGATAGCACGTACTAATAACCCGTGTTTCACAGATTGAATATGTCATTTTTCTCATGTTTCAGTCTCTGGTTTTTATAGCACGTACTAAT